GACATAGCGGATCTTGACCCGCATAGTCTCGTCCTCGAGGATGGTCTCCGCCTGTCCTTCCGGGACGGTGATCTCAGCGGAGCTGATCTCCTTCGCGTCGATCATGCGCTGCAAGGGGACGAACATGAACTTCGCCCGGGTCTCAAGCTCGCCCTGGACGTCCTCGAGGTCGATGTCGTCGTTGAGCAGAAGGAGCCCTTCCTTCCGGGTCTCCCGGATGATTTTGTTCTTGACCCGGACATCCTCGGCATAGCGGAAGTCACTCCCGTCCGGGCTCATCATCTTTGTGTGGTAGACGAAGAAGTCGTCGAGCCCGTCGTACTCCCGGAACGTGAGGTAGCCCGCCACGTCCAAAAGTTCGATGATGGAGTTGTCCATCCCGGCGGGGAGCAGCTCGAGGAGCTTCGTCTTCGGGATGCCGAACCCGGCCTCCGCCCTGGTTTTGCCGATGGACTCCTGCACCGCTGCCTTTGCGTAGAGGCCGCACACAAGGCCCGCGAGGTTGACGATCTGCGTCGTGCCGTCCAGCATGACGAGCCGCCCCCAGGCGGTGACGACCTGGATGTCGTAGTTTTTGACCTTCTTGCGCTTGGCCTCCATCTCGAGGGCCCAATCGGTGAGATCCCCGCTGCCGCGCAAGTCGAGCTCGTCCTCGTCCCCCGTCTGGGGGAACGCCGCCTCGAAGACCACGAACACGGGCTTGTGGTAGGTGTCCCGGAGCTCAATTTGCGCCTCGCTCACGGCCTGCCAGAGAGGGAGGTCGCTCTCGCCGACGACGTGGATGAACTCATACTCCTCGGCGAACTTCTGGAGCTTGGTGAACGCCGCCAGGACGTCGCCGTTCGTCATGGTGGGGGCGGTGGTCGTGAAGCTGTAGACATCGTTCACGAGGAAAGAGCTCGGCTTCTGTTCCGACTCCGTCGCCTCCGTAAACTTGAGCTTGAGGCCCGTCCCCTCGATTTCATATTCCCCGGTGACGGGGACGGTGATCTCGTCGGTGTAGCTGTTCCCGCCGTCAATGGAGCAGATAAAGGCGGCGGAGTTGAGCCCGCCTTGCGCCGTGATCTTGACGACCACCGAGAAGGCGTTCGTCGGAGAGCCGTCCACGGTGACGGAGCCCCCTCCGTCGCCGTCCTTAGAAACGCTTCCCAGCTTGCCCGCCGTGGTAGCGGAGACCGGGAGACAGTAGATCCGCGACGCGCCGAACTGCACGGAGCTCATGACGGCATCCGCCAGAGGGGACAGGCCGAGGCGGGCCTTGATTTTCGCCGCGTCCATATCCCCGGTGATGATGATCGGCGTGTCCGAAACGATCGGAGAGACCCCGATCTTGAGGCTCTTTCCGTCCCCCGTCGCGGTGGCAAACCCGAGGAGGCCGTCCGTGACAGTGTGCTTGACATCTCGGAGCATTATCGTCTCGCCTCGCTTTCCTTTGTGGTGTGTGCCCCGTTCATGGGGGCGTTCTCAAAATTCTTGACCGCTGCGAGGAACTCCTCCTCGGTGACGGCCCTGCCGGGCTTCCAGCCCTGGGCGCTGCATACGCCCGCGAAGACGGCCCGCCCGACCTTGTGCTTCTTGCGGAGCTCCCCGATCTCAAAGAGCCCCGGAGCTTTCGGTTCCTGCGGCCCCGCTGCCTGTGTAGCTGCGGGGGCCGATGTTGCTTTATTCGCCATCTATAAACTCCTTTCCCTCGTTTTTGGTGATGGACTCAACCGCGACGTCGGAGACCTTCGCGAAGTCTGTGTCCCTGTAAACCCCGCCGTCAAACCTTATCTTGATTTGCACGGCGACCTGTGCCTTTAGAATAGAGTCGTCCTTGTCGACCCAGTCCGCCCCCTCGACCTCGATCGGAACAAAGTCCCCGTTGACGTAGATGCCCCGGTCGAGGCTTGAGAGGAACGCCCCGAACATGCTCTCGACCGCCTCGTCGGTATAGTCGCCGATTATCACGGTAAAGGCGAGGGCCCGGTCGAAGACCTTCCTCCTCTTTTTCTGCGCTCCCTCTTGGTCTCTATATCGTGTTTTGGAGCCGTTTCGGAGGAGGGTCTCCGACTCAAAAAGCACCGCGCCGATGTGACTCTCTTGACTCTTTTCGAGGGCCTTTTGCGTCGTGTACGGCTTGGACTTGAGGCCCGCCGCCTTGAGCTTGTCGAGGAGGTATTCCTTGCTTTCCTTGTAGAGCATTAGTCATCCCTCCCGATGAACTCCTCGGTCGTGGCCTTGATCTCCTGCATGTCCTCGTCCGAGAGGCCGAGGAAGGGCCGGGCGGGGATGTTGACCTTGACCTTCTTCTTGCTGATCCATTGTCCGCCCACCTGGAAGCGGAGGTTCTTCGCCCGCTTTGCCCGGATGGTGCGGCCCTTGTCGCCGAATTGGTGGGTTGCCGCGTGCTTGACATTTGTGCCGACCGCAAACCCGGAGGCGTCCGCCGTCGTCTTGATGGAGTTGCGGAGCTGGGAGGAGTCGATGAGGGTCTTGCCCCCGGTCTCTGCCGCCCGGATGGAGGTCTTCCACCGCTTGCCGTCCGGCCCCCGGCCTTGCTTGAACCGTTCGAGGGTAGACTCCCGGACGCCTTCGGCGAGGGCGATGTTGAGGCCCTTCCTGTCAAGCTCCGAATAACGCCGCATTTTTCGGAGGAGGGCGGCGGTGTCTCCTTGCAGTCGGATGCTATACACGCCCTACATCCCCCTCATGCTGCCCCGGGTGAAAAGCCGGGTGTTTGACTTCGCCGAGAACCCGGTCGCGGCTGCGCTTGCCGGGTCGTCGGCTTCCGTGCCGATGGAGACCTTCCCGTCGGCCACAAGCTCAAAGAACTTGATCGCCGCGTTGTAGCGGTTGAGGTAGGTCTTTTGGTCGGTGCTCTCGTCGATGCCGATCCGGGAAAACAGGTTATAGACCGCGATGTCCTTTGAAAACTTGTTGATAACCTTCGGGGCCGGGGAGAGCGGGACGGCGTACCTCTTGGCGAGGTAGCCGTCGATCTCCGCGTCGGCGTCGGCGATCGCGCCTTCAATAATCGGCGCGACGAGCTCCTCACGCTCGACGGGGTCTTCGATGAAGGTGTCCCCGATGATCGCGTTGAGGGCGTCGTCCTTGAGCATCTCCCGGACTTCCTCTTTCGTGCTGTAGCTCACGCCGTTCCCTCCCTTCGTCTGCTTGGCCGGGCTTAGGCTTCGGCGGTGCCGTCTCCGGCGTATGCCATCTGCCAGAACCCGAAGCCCGCGTTCCCTCGGGAGTCGACGCCATAGAGGAAGGTCTTCTTCATGAAGACGTTGTCGTCGGTCTCCTGGGTCTTGGAGACGAACTTCGGCTTCTTGCGCTGCTGCCAGATGAGGGGCTTGATGGGCCGGGAGGTGCAAAGCAAGAACCACTTGGAGTCATGCCCGGCGAGCTGCGGGATGACGAGGGGCTTCGCGGTACCCTGCATGGTGTTCTTGGTGCCGTTGATGTAGTCGGCGACCAGGATGTCCCGGGCGGTCGCTTCCAGGGCGGGCGGGACGGCGAGCACATTCGGGATGAGGTTCAGCGCCCGGCCCTTCGAGTTGGTGAGGCTCATCATAGCGGCGCGGGCGGCGATGTAGGACTCCATCGAGAGCTTGGCCGTGGTCTTGTTGGAGACGGCCTTCTTGCCGACCTTGTGGGCGTCGGAGAAAAAGGGCTGCCCGTCGTAGCACTTTTCGGAGAAGCCCTCCGCGAGCAGCTTGAAGATGAGATCGTCGGGGTGGGCTGCTGCGGACTGGCCGAGCATCTGGACAGACGGGTTATAGAGGCCGATCTTGTCATCCTCGATCGCGTTGCGGTCAATGCCGATCGTCAGCTCGAAGTCCTTGTTCTTGATGGTGTAGTCGCTCGCGCTGATGTTCTGGATCTCGCGGTCGCCGATCCATTCCCTCATCCCCGGGATGTCGCCGAGCCATGCGTAGGTCTCGGACTCCGTGGTCGAGGGGGTGACGGTGGCGATCTCGGTGTAGAGCGGGGTCACGCCCTCAAGCGCCTTGTTGAACAAGGTGTTGAAGCCGACGTAAATCCCCCTCAAAGTCTGCTGGTTTACAATCATGTTCTTTGTCCTCCTTCTGTTTTACTTTGCGGCGGCTGCGGGGGCGGTGAGGCCGAAGCCCATCTCCACGGCGACGCCTTCATCGTCCACGCGGATGACGAGGCCCGCCACGGACGCGCCCGTCCCGGTCTTGGTGACGGTCTGGTCGTCCTCCATGTAGCAGAGGCCCAGCACGTCGGCGGCGGTGATCTTGCCGCTGGTGGAGTTCTCAAAAACGAAGGTTCCCCGGCTGACGCGGATGACGGCGTCGCCGTCCCCGCCCTTGTTCTCGACGGTCTCCTCGGCCCGGCCCGCTGCCTTGAGGTCTGCGGCCTTCTTGCCGGGGATCGCGTAGCCGTTGGCGTCAACCGCCACGATCGCCCCCTGATAGATGGTGGTCGCGCCCTTGACAGGGAGGGCGATGTACTTCCCGCCGAGCTCGGACGTGTCTCTCACATTGGTCAATGCTGCCATGATGTTACTCCTCCTTCGTGCCGTACTTTTCCAGATCCTCGGCGCTCACGCCGAGCTGCTTGCAAATGAGCATCGTCGCCTCGTCGGGCTTTTTGCCCTTGAGTGCCAGGGTCTCGCCGCCCGCGACCTCGCTCATGGGGACGACCTGGGGCGCTTTCTCAAGGAACGACTTGAACCCGTCCGGGCTCTTGAGGGCGTAGCCCTTGGCCCATTCCTTCTGTGCCGGGGTGATCTTGCCGCTCTTGAGCGCCAGCTCAACGGCTTCCTCGGCATCCCGGTCGGCGAGCTGCTCCTCAAGGGCCTTGACGCGTCCGTCGATGCCGCCCTTGAGGGACATGATGACGGCGGCGACCTCGGCGGCGGGAGCCCCGGCCTTGAGCCCCAGGAGCTCACAGACGGCCTTGTTCGCGACGACGGTGTCCTCCTCGGGCGGCTGCTTGCCGTCCCCGGGCTTCTTGCCCTCGGCGGCTTCCTTGAGGGCTTTGTTCTCCTCGATGCAAGCGGAGAGCGCCTCGAGGATCTGCTCCTCGCCCGCGTCTTCGCCCAGGCCGAGCGCCGCCGCGAGCTTCTTGATGAGTTCGTTCATGTTGGTTTTGCCTCCTTCAAATGTGGATGAATTTACAATCGGGGTCATGCCCGCGATCGCTGGGGTGTTGGTGAGGGCGAGGGAGTGGAGGCCCGTCGCCTTGTTGTCCGACTTGCGGACGGTGATGACCGGGGAGAGGTAGCGGTATTCCTTGTTCTCAAGGTACTGCTTCGCCGGGAGCGTCCACTCGACCCGGGCCTTGATGTGCCCGTCCTCGGCGAACAGCTCCTTGACCCATCCGGCGGCGGGGGCCCGGTCTCCTGTTAGGGTCTGGTGCTCGTAGTCGACGACAAGGTCGACGCCGCGCTCGGCGATCTGCGCCTTCATCGCGGCGAGGCTTTCCTCGTCGACGTCGAACTCTCCCTTCTGGCTCACGACATGGCCGAAGGGCAAAACGGAGATGACCTCCGGCGCTCCTCCGACATCCACTTCGCCCCCCTTTAGGGTGAGAAAATCGCTCATTTTCTGCCTGTCTCCTTTGCTTGGTGCTTGAAGCCCCCGGAAACGCCGTTATTCCGCGTTATAACAGGGTGAACCTGCCGCGCCCCGGGAATTACACTCCCCGGCCCCTCGGCCCTTCCTGGGGCCTCTGTGGGCCTTATTTGCCCGGGTTCTCTTTTTCCCGGTTTTGGTACGCCTTCACAAGCGGCGCGGGGTAGTCCTTGAGGTCGGGCTCGAAGCGTACCTTTGCCGGGTTGGTCGAGAAGTGCGGGTCGGGCATGAGGCCCTCCGGCGCTGTCTGTTCCACCTTGAGCCCCCGGGCCTCGACCTGTCTCTTTGAGAGCGTCTTGACCGTGCAGCGGCATCGGAACCCGTTCGGCGGGAACCATGTATTCCATACCTCGCTGTCTGCTGGGAAGACCCGCCCGTCCATCGCGAGGTGACTCGGGCGGGTGTGGGCGTCGTTGACGGCGTCATACTGCCAGTAGGGGCGGAGCTTCATGACGCCCGGGTCTGTCATCTGCTCATAGTGGCCCACATTGTAGGCCGTTTGGATGTTGGTGCGGAAGATGAGGTCGGCTTGCAGCGGGTCGAGCCCCTCATAGCCCTCGGCCTCGAGGAACTCGTTCATATTGCGCCGGAACTCCGAGAGGGGGTTCCCCTGTTCCAGCGCCGCGAGGATCTCCTCATAGAACCGCTTGAGGATCTGCGCCTTCGTGTAGCCGCCCACTGTGAAGGCGAGCCCCCGGTACTTCTCCGCGATACCGTAGAAGACCGACGCCGTGACCGGGACGCGCTCCTTGAAATACTGGACGGCCTCCTCGAAGGTCATGTCCTTTCGGTTGAATACGGCCTCAATGTCGTCCATCTTCCGCCGCCCTCCCTTCGAGGTTGGCGTAGAGCATGACCTTTTGAAGCAGCTCCTCCACCTCCGAGACATCCATCTCGCCGAACAGCTCGGCGACGGCCTTCTCGTCCTCCATCATGTCCCGGAGCTCCTCAAGGCTCTCCGCGTTCTCAATCTTTTTGAGAACCGGGCCGAACGCTTTCTTGAAGGCCCCGGCGCTTTTCCGGGTGGCCGCTGCCGCCAGACGGTCGACGCGCTCTTGCGTCCCGTGCCCCGCTCCGTCCCCGGCCTTGAGCGCGATCGGCTCGCCGGGCTGCGCCTTGAAGGAGAAGGGGCCGAACCCCGCCCCCTGCGCCGTCTGCCCGGGCGGGGTGGCGACCTCCTCGTCGCCCTCGGGCTTCGGGATGGAGAACTTCTTGTAGATGTAGCTTGTCGGAACCTTGAGCCCCGCCTCCCGGATGAGCGTCCCGATGACGGTCGCCGTCTGCGTGAGATCCTCCGACTCCTCCGCGTCGAAGCGGAGGTACGGGATGCGCTTGTCCTCCCCAAAGTTGTAGAGCACCAGGGGGCGGATGAGGTCGCGCCGGAGGGTGGCCGCGATTGCCTTGCAGTCCGCGACGGTGAGGTCGTGGCGGACGTCGTTGTGCGTCTTGCTCTGTGCGTAGCTGCCGCCGCCCGAGTCCGAGGTCAAGGTCTGCCCGAGGATTGCCTTCGAGACCTGTTCGTCGCAATAGCGGGCCAGCCGTTCATAGAGGTCGGTCGAGCTGGTCTTCTCGGTGTTCACGAACTCGATCGCCGTGCCGTCCGGGAAGATGCCCGCCGCGTCCGCCCCGATTGCGACGAGGGCTTGCATGAGCGCCCGCTTGTCGTCCTCGCTTGCGCCTGGCTGATACTTCCCCAGGCGGAGCGGCATCCCGAAGACCTCGCAAAACGCGACCCAATCCTTGAGGGTGTAGTTCTTAAAGAGGTACATCCAGGCGACCACGCGCAAAACGCCAGCCCGGGAGGGGTGGCCGCTGCGGGCCTTGTATTTGTGTACGATGAACTTGTTCTTCGGGAGCTCGATGCCCTCCGGGGCCTCCTGGGTTCTCACCTTGAAGGAGTCGTCGACGCTGTCCCAAAAGAACCGCTTTTGATGACGGGAACGGATGTCGCCGACGACAACGTGCCCCTCGTCGTAGCTCCACATGATTTCCGAGACCGCGAAGCCCTTCCCGATCGCGTCCAGGAGGTCGAGCATGATGTCCTCAAAGCCCTCGATGCCGCCGAGCTGCGCTTCCACAAACTCGGCGATCTCCTTGTCCCTGGGGTCGTCGCTGTCAAAGGGGATGATCTCATAGTCGAGGCCCGTGACCGCGTTCTTCCTCGTTTGGAGCTGGGAAAAGAGGTGCGGGTCTTTCTCCTCCATCTCCTCAAAGAGCTCGGCTTGCCGGAGCACGTCCCCGGCGTCCGCCTCCTTGAAGATCTCCGCCAGCCGGACGGGGGTGAGCCCGTCCGAGGGGTACTCGCTGTACTTGTCTGTTACCTGGGCGGCTGCGACCTCCCGCGTCTCGGGGCGGCGCTGGAACAAACCTCTAAGGCTCCACCGCTTTCCCTTGCTGCTCACTCGACCACCTCCTCAATGCGCCGCCGTGCTTTTTCATAATACTCGTCGTCAAGCTCCACGCCGATGAACCGCCGCCCCGACTTCTTTGCGGCGACAAGAGTAGAGCCGCTTCCGGCAAACGGGTCAAGGATGAGGTCGTCTGGCTTTGTAACTGCCGTAATAAGGTTTGCAATCAAGCCCACTGGCTTCTCTGTCGGGTGGATCATCTGGGCGCTGCCGAGCTTGCTGAAGGTGACGAGATCTTTCGGCCTGCCCCCGGGGAAGCTGTACTTCCCCTTAATCGCGAAGACGATGTTCTCATGCGCCGGGGCAAAGGCTGCTTTCGTGTCCCCCATACCGTGATAGACCTTGTCCCAAATAACCTCACTTTTGACCCGGAAGCCGGCCAGTTCAATCGCGTCGATGAAGGTCTGCTCTACATCCCAGCGCGTGAAGCATAGGAGCGTTCCTCCCGACTTGAGTACGCGGAAAGCGTCATAAAGGAACCAGATGAATGGGGCTTTGTCGTTTTTAATCCTTGCCCCGGTCTGTGAGACGTAGTTGATGCCATAGGGCGGATCGGTGATAATTGCGTTCACACTCTCGTCCGGCATTTGCCGGAGCACAGTGAGGCTATCTCCGTGAATGATTGTGTTCTCATGAATAACTGTACTAATAATGCCTCACCTCCTTAGTAGGCCCCGCGCCGAAACTTGATAGCGCGGCCCAAAACTGATTTATAATCCGTGTGCTGCCCCACCTTGACCGAGAGGGCCAGGGAGACGGCCATTTGCAGCGCGTCCGGCCCGTCGTCGTTCTTCCCCATAGGGTACTTGAGCATCTGGTCGAGGAGGGCCTTGTGCCGCTTGGAGAACTTGAGGTAGCCGTTCTTCACGAAGGGCTGCAAGGACTGGATGCGGGCGTCCTTGTTCTGGACGCTGTTGATCTCCTCGATGGGGAGGTACTCGCCGATTTCGGCGGACTTCTGCCGCATGATCTCGGCAAAGTAGTATTGAAACTGAACCGTCTCGACGCCGAACTTGTAGAGGGGCTTCTTGTACTCCCGCTTCAAACGGCGGGACGCCTCGATCGCGTCCTCAATGATTTTGTCCGGCTTGCGCTTGGCGATGTCGGCAATCACGACGTACATGTAGCCCGTCGAGGTGTCCTTCGCCACGGCGATGATCGCCGAGGTGTCGCTCTTGCGGTTCTTGCCGAGGGAGGGGTCGTTCGCCGCGACGAACAGGAACCGCGCCTCGGAGAAGTCCGGGGGAAGCTGCCCGTCGTCGTAGTAGTCGATCCACTCCTCGGCAAACGCGCAGCTCTCCGGGTCGATGGGCTCGTTCTGGATCTCGCTGCTGAAGGACGCCTCGCCCTCCGATACCCTCATAACCATGAGGGCGTAGTAGGGGAGCTTCTCCTCCCACAAGACGGCGGTTCCTTCCAGCATCGCGGCCTCGTTCGCCTTGAAGAAGTCCTCGGCGTCTTCCTTGTGCCTGGGGTTCTCAAGGTCGGTGAAGATGCGCTCCCAGGCGTCCCACAAGGCCGTGTTTGCCGCGAAGGAGATGACGCCCTTGTAGCGGACGGCCTCATACTCGGGGTTCTTGGCGACATTGGCGAGGAGGGCGTCGTAGTGGAGCAGCGTTCCGATGTAGACGATGTCCGTGTAGGTGTCGCCCGCCTTGCTCACGGCCTTATAGAACCAGTCCCGGAGCTTCTTTCTTTGCTCGGCTGTGTTGACGTTCTCGTCGTTCTCGAGGTCGTCGCACAAGATGAGGTCGGGCCTCCATTGTTTGTGCCGCCGTCCGCGGATCTTCTTGCCCGCGCCCAGCGCCTCGATCTTGACCCCGTTCGAGAGGAGGATGACCGACGCCTTCCAGACGCGGCCCACAAGCTCCCCGAAGTCCTCCCGGAGCGCCGCGTTCTCCTCAAGCTCCGTTTTGATGTCGGAGAGGAAGCCCTCGGCCTGTTCCGAGCTGTCCGAGAGGATGATCTCGTAGTGCTTGTAGGCGTACACCGCCGAGTGGATGGAGTCCTTGAAGGTGAAGTTCGTGCTCTTGGCGTGTCCACGCGGGGCCTCGACCGCCCTCCGGCATCCGTCCGCCCGGCTGATTTCCTTCGCGTCGGTGGCGGGGTTCAGCCCCTTCATGACGCCCTCGCGGAAGATGCGGTCGAGCTCCTCGTGAAACGGGGGCGACGGCCTCACAAAGTAGTGGGGGAGGTAGGCCCGCCCGAAGTAGCCCAGGTCAACCGCCCCGAGCTTCCGGCGTAGCCCCTGGGGGCCCGTGAGCTCTGCCCCGGCCCGGTACTCCTCGAGGAGCTGCGCCCGGAGCTCGGGGAAGTTCGTCCCCTTCTGGACATACTGCTCAAATAGTTCCCGCTGGTACTCCTGGCTCGCGACCGCTTCCCGGTCTTCCGGCTCCTCGAGCCGTTCCAGGTAGTCCTTGAGGTCAATCTTCGCCATCGTCGAGCACCTTCTCCCTCGCCCTTGAGAGGACGTCGTGCAGCTCCCCGGCGAGTTCCGGGTGCTGCTTGATCGCCGCCATGAGCTCCGCCTCAAGCTGGTCGAAGGCAAGCTCAGCCTTCTTCTTCATGTCCTGCCGGACGCGCTTCTCATAGGTGGCGTTCCGGGCGAGGCTTGCGATGAGCCGCCCCGCCTTGTCAAGCGGCATCTCCTGGAAGTCGCCCTCCGCCGTGCTCACGCGCTGCATGAGGCCGTCCATGAGAACCATCGACGCCGCTTTCGTGTAGTCGAGGTCGGGGTGCGCCTCTACCGCCTGGGCGATCGCCTGGGTGCGCTGTAGGGTCTCGGCGACCCGCTGCGCCGCCTGGGTGCTGCGGATCGCGTAGCGCCCGATCGCGCTCTTGCTGATTTCGTAGCCCTCCGCCTTGAGCCACGCGGAGAGCTCCTCGTAGGTGTTGGCCGTGTCCGCGAGCCGGACGTCGAGCTCCGTCTTGATGTCGTCCGGGAGCTTGTCGATCGTCGAGCTGATCCGCGTCCTCCGGCGTTCGCCCTTAGACATCTACGCCGGGGTCTTCCCTCGTGCCTTCCACGAGGTCGACGCCCGCCTTCGTGAGCTGGATGACGGCGTCCCGGCGGTATGCGTTGTAGGCCGTCGCCCTCTTGTCCGTGAACTCGATGTAGCCGCCGTCCTCCAAATAGGAGAGCTGCTTCGAGATGTCCGGGACGGTGATGAGGTTGTCGGCGAGAAGCGCGTTCGTCACCTGCCGCACGAGCAGCGAGTTCTGGTTGCCTTTCGCCAGGGCCCGGACGATGTAGCCCCGGATCGCCTTGTTCTGCCGGATCTCCTGCTCCGTCATGTCGTCAAAAAAAGCCATGGTCTTTTATCCCTCCTTTGCCGGGCTCCTGTATAGGAGCTTGTCGAGCTTCTGGTCGATGTTGTTCGAGACCCGGATGAAGTCCTCCCGGGTCGTGTAGATGAGGGGGAGGTCGGCTTTGAGGTCGCCGAGCTCCCCTCGAACGGCGGCGATGTCCTCGGCGTTCTTCTTGTCCGCCGCCTCGAGCTTCGTGATCGCCGACTTCATCTCGCCGATCGCGTTCTTGACTCCCCAGGAGGCGACGCCGATGATCGCCGTGATGACCGTCTGAAAGACGAACATCGCAATCGTTGCTCCGTCCATGCGTCCCCCTCCTTACCGCTGGGAGACCCCGTCCTCCGCGCCGCCGATGGTGACGCCGTCAAGCAGCTCCCCGGACAGGGTGAGATAGGGGTCTTTGTTCTTGATGTTAAGGACGGCGTCCTCAATGACGGCGGTGAGGTACTTGTCGAAGCTGCCCAGGTTGTCGGTGATGACCTGCTGCGCCTCGGGCGAGATTGCCTTCTTCACGTCGTCAAAGACCTGCTTGCCCAGGGCGAGCAGCTCCTCGCGGCTTGCCGTGCCATTCTTGACCGCGTCGCGGAGTGCCTTCGCGGTGGTCTGCTCCATCGCGCCGACGGAGACCGTCGCAAGGTTGACCACGTCGTCAAGGGCGTCCTCGAGCACCTTCCGGCCCGCCTCGTCCTTGATCTGTGCTGTCTGCTCCTTGAGCTTGGCCGCGCCCAGCCGGATATAGTAGACCCCGTAGGCCCCGGCGAGGGCGATGATCGCGAGGACGACGTTGACGAGAGCGTCGCTCGCTGCGCTGGTGATGAGTTCCATGTTCATGTGTGTTTTGCCTCCTTCTCTAAGCATAAAAAATAAGACTACAAGCACAGCTTGTAGTCTTATTTTAGGGTCGTTTTATGGAATTTGATATACGAAGCGCTTCTAAGAATTACAAGGCCCCTCGTCCTCGTATTCGTCCCCGGGGTCTTCCAGGTAGTCGAAGATCCCGATCTGCCCTTCCGCTTGCCCGGGGCCGCAAATGCGCCGAACCCATCTCTCGGTGACGCCGTACTTCCGGGCGAGTTCCTGGTGGTTGTAGCCGGTGAACTCCTTCTTGATGCGGGCGTCGCGGACGGGGCGGGTGAGGCTCTCGGGCTTCGGGATATAGATCGTAGTGCCTCCGACGATCTCGGCCAGCTTGTAGAAGTTATCCGTCCCGATTGCCTCGGCGATCATCCGATAGAGACCTTCGGAAATCATGTCCAGGGTCAAGTCCTTTACGAGCTCATCCATGTCCTGCGCCCTCCTTTCCGGTTACAGTCTGCCGATGATCGCCAGGATCTCGCCGACCATGATCGGCTGATTGAAGCGAGCCTTCCACACGTCGGGGGAGTTGATGATCCCGCGTTGCACCAGGATCTCGAAGCCCTCCTTCTGCCATGCGGGCGTTCCCTCTGGGTAGCCGTCTCCCGGGTCTTTGTAGGCGAGGATCTGGCCGAGCAGCTTCACGATGTTCGCGCCATATCCCGCGCCGGGCACAGCCCACCCGCGCCCCTGGGGGTTGTCCGCCGCGCCCAGCCATTCCACATAGGGCGCGACGCCACGGGCGACCAGGGAGAAGCGAGGATCGACGCACTCGTTCACCAGGGCCTCGGTGGAGGCGTACGCCTTGAGGTGCTGGATCTGCGCCCGGACGCCGGTGCGCGGGTCGGGGAAGCTCGCCGCCTGTCCGGTGGCGTTTCCGTTGAGGGCTCCGATCCCGGCGTAGTTGTTTTGAGTCGGAAGGACAATCCCGCCGAACTTAAAATAGCCGGTTTCGTGGAGGCTCTGCGCGAAGGCCACGTCGCCCCGGACGCCCTCGGCTTCGCCCTCCTCGATGAACATGCGGGCCAGCTCCTCCACGGTGCAGCTCGGGAGCTGCGGGGAGGCGTTCTTGCTCAAGCAGAACGCGGCCATCTGCGACGCGGTGGCCTGGGCCTTGCCCATGATCTCGGTATTATCTCCGGTGCTCGGCGCGGTGGAGCCCTCCATCAAGGCCGCGACGTCGTTCCGGGCCGTCTCCATCGACTTCCCGAACTTGGGGAACCAGTGTGTCACGTCGGCGTGATTGCTGCCGAGCTTCAACTTATAGCTGTCCGCGTGGCACAAGATGGTCGGAACAGTGACGCCGGAACAATCAGCGGTTCCTTTGGGGTCGATGCCGTAGAGGGTGCAAAGGTACGCCGTCAGCTCACACGCCTCTTTATACACGGCGGCAAAGTAGTCGGCATCCGTCAAGGCGTCCTCACAGATTTCAAACTGAATCCACCCGCTATTGCACGATCCCTTGCTGCCGCTCCCACATCCCCACGGCCTAAAGTCCCAGGGCATAGTCTGAACCGCCGCGACACTCCCGTCCGCGAGCTTTCCGATCCAGGCGTTCAAGCCCGCCTGGACATTCGTGTGGTTCCAGTCGTTCTTGTTCGCGTTGGTGCCCAGCTTGGACAGGAGCTCGGCTCGGTCGGCGGCGTTGTCGTCCGGCTGGACATAGCGCTTGAGGGTCGGGTTGTTTGCTCCGGTGCTATGCCACAAGATGCCCTTGACCGTCATCTTCTCGGTGCCCTTATAGCAAGAGCTTTGTGTCATCATGCACGTCATGGGTGGGTTGCTTTTGCTGTACTTCATGGTGTGTTGTTTACCTCCTTATAGTTTCCAAACGAGGAAGAAGACCTCGTCGAACAGTTCCCCGATTGTGTATTGTTTTCGGCCCTCCGCTTCCAGGCGTCGAAGGAACTTGTCGAGCTCGATCGCGATCTTGAGGGTCTTGAAGACGCCGATCTGCTCCGGCGTGATCTTCGGCACTTCCGGGCCCGCCACGAACTCGACAGCCCGAAGAAGGCGAACCTCCGCGAGAATGGGATCTCTCTCGAAGAACTCCTTCCACTCCGCCCAGGTTTCCCGGGCGAACTTCTTCCGGTTGAGACGCGGCTTGTCCGGCGGAAGGACTCCTTCCGCTTGGAGCTCCTTCTTCATCTTCGCCCTCTCGGCCTTCTCGCGCTGTGTGAGGCGTTTCTTCTTCGTCGGCATACCGTTCCCCCCTTAACACGCAAGCGGCCCGCCTGGGGGCTGCTGCGCGGCCTTCTGCTGCTCTATGAGGGCCCGCGTGAACTCCGCCGTCTCCACCTGCTGCCGGAGATGCACGGCGGAGGCGAGCACCTGGGCCGTGGAGGTGAGCTCGGAGGCCGTGAGCTTGAGCAGCTCCTCGCGGTCTTCCTTGCTGGTGTTCTCTCCCAGGAAGCGCCGGGAGCGGACGATCTCGTTCACGGCCAGGGCAGCGGCGAGCCTCTCGACAAGCCCCATCGCCCCAGCCTTCCGCCCGCTCACGCCTCCACCTCCGACTCGAGCGGGCCGTAGCCCAGCCGCTCCCGGTAGACATTCGCCGCCCGGATGACCTGGGCGACGGCTGCGTCGCTCGCCAGTCGGTCGCCCAGGCTTCGCCGCTGCTCCGGCGTCGCGCCATTCTCCCGGATGACCTCCGACACCTCCGCCACGTCCCGGGGCGAGATCTCCGTCAGACGGCGGGCCACTCCGGGCGGGAGCCGCTGATAGTGCAAGCGGAGGAAGATGATCCCGGTCTCCACCACCATGTCCAGCTCCGTGTCCCGGATGCTCTCTTGCATCCGGTGGATGCCTTCCAGCGCGGCCAGGACATCGAGCTCCCGCTGGTTCTCGTTATCCATCCCGCCCGGCCCCCTTCCGCTGCTCTCTGGCAAGGATCGCCTTGAGACCCTCGATGACCTTCTCGCACTGGGCCGTGTTCAGCCACTCGAGCCGGTCGATGCCGGTCATCCGCTTCACAAAGCCCTCGATCCGGCGCTTGTCGTTGTTCCACCCCAGGGCCTCGGTGAGTGCGTAGATCTTCCGGCGCTGCCGTTCGGTGGTGGGGTTGCCGCCCTCGTCCGTCCGTTTGTCTCCGGTACTCCGGGCGGCGCTGTCCTTCATGTTTTGCAGGACGCGGGCGACGTCGGTGATCTCGCCCTGCGTCAGCTTCTTCATGCTCTCCTTGCCGGTCTCCCGGTACACGACCCCGTGAAGGTCTTCGTCCGAGAGCCGGAGCTCGGGCGACTTCGCGATCGCCCATAGTGTGCGGATGGAGGGGAGCTTCCTTCCGCTGCGTGTTGCTGCCATGATTTACACCTCGTTTCCCCAACAGTCCCAGCCGTGGAACCTTTTCCGGGCAAAGAGTTCGATCCGGGGGACGTCCCCGAACAGCTCCTCGATGCGGCGGCGGACTTCCTCCGGCTTCTCGCTGTGCCGCGTTCTCACGGCCTCCACGAGCTGCGGGATGTTGTTCTTCTGCTTGTACTGAACCATCCGCCCCCGCGTCCCCATGAGGCAAAGCTCACAGTTTTTGAGCGTCCAGGGCGCGAGGTTCGAGACGGTCTTCCCGTTGACAGTCTTCTTCGACCACACAAAGGCGACGGTCACATACCGGAACCCCCACGCCCGATAGAGCTCGAGGGCGTCCGGGATGTGGGCGTCGGTGGCCCACATAAAGAGCGCCGCGTCTCGGTGGGCGATGCGCCCGACGTCGAGCTCCTTGAGGGCCTCGGTGGTCATGGTCGGATAGACCGCTTCGAGGGGTTTATAGGTGGTAGAAATTACCCCCCCCCCCCGCGTTTTTCCAGTTGCTTCCTTGCTGCTGAACTTCCATGGAGGGTCGGCGTAGATGACCCGGTACTTCTTTCTCGTGGTGGTGATGTCGACCCGCATGAAGCCCGCCCCCTTACATGCCGCTCTTGACCTGTTCCAGCTTCGCGAAGTCCAGCTCGTAGCCGAAGACGTCTTGCTGCTTCCAGGTAGCGCCGACCGCGTTGACGGTGTCCTCGCCGTACTTCTTGAGGGCCTCCTTCGAGACGTCCTCCTTGACGACGATGCAGTCCATCATCTGCCGGTTCTTGAGGCGGCGGATGATCTCCTCGATCTTCTCCTTCGCCCTGGGGAGGGACACGGAGGTCGAGAGCCGGAAGCCGACCTCGCCGAAGGTGAGGATCTTCGACTTCGCCTTCCCCATGTCCGCCCGGTGTTCGGTGACGAAGTCCTTGAGCTCGCGCTCGAGCTTGGCGATCCTGTCCTTGTGGGGCTTGCTCTGCTCCTCTGCGGCCTTCTTGGCCCCGAGGATCTGCTTGTTCATCTCGCCCTCAATGTCCTGGACGGCGAGCTGCGCTTCTGCAATCTGACGGAGGGCGTCGTTCGCGTCCTCCCAGGTCTTGACCCCGGAGGGTTCGACCACTCTTTTCCTTGCCATGTGTAGGCTCCTTCCTTTCTGTGCTTGTTGATATATGCCCGGGGAGTTGCCTCCCCGCTGCGGCTTGCTTCGGTGGCCTCCTTCGGCTCCTTGTCTTCGTATAGGATGTAGGTCTTAGAGAGGAGCATATAGAGGCCGAGCGGCCCGGTGAGGAGAGCGGCGGTCGCGTCGCTGTCCTCCGGCGTCTTCCCGCCTCGGGCCATGACCAGGATGAGGGCGGTGATCGCCAGCATAGCGAGACCCATGAGACGCTGCTTTCTCATTTTCATTGTCCCGGCCCCCTTCCGTGTTAGAGCATCATGAGGCTCGAGGCTTGCTCGATGATCTTCACGGTGACGACTCTCTCGCCGCGCTCCTCAAGGATGCGGGTGACGTTGGAGAGGGTTCGGTCGAGGAGTCGGAAGCATCCGGTCTGCATGTTGCAGGCCCGGGCCTTTAGCTCGACCATCGCGTCGGGATCTACCTCGAAGCCCTCGAGGTAGCCCTCCACCTCCGAGGGGTCGAGCCCCTTGAGGGAGACATAGAAGTCGACCCGGTTCGCCATGCGGGCGAGGTAGGTCTTGATCTGCGCTTCGAGCTTCGGCTCTCCGGCGATGACGAGCCCCACGTCGGATTGGTCGAAGATCGCCCGGAGGATCTCCATCTTCTTTTGGGTGTACTTCGAGACGAGCTTGTCCGCCTCGTCGATGATGAGGAGGTAGCCCTTGTTCGTGTTGAAGAAGTCCCGGATGCCGTTGACCCTGCGCCAGATAGTGCCGTAGCCGCTGGGGATGCCGAGGGACTTCTCGATCGCCTCCACAAGATCGCGGCTGCTCATGGTGTCGTCGCACTCAATGTAGGCGACCCGGGGGAGCTTCGCGTACTGCCGGAGGGAGTAGGTCTTGCCGTAGCCGCTGCGGGCGACCACGATGCCGAGGCCGATGTACTCTTGACAGCTTTGACACACGCCGAGCACCTTGAGGGCGTCCCGGCTCTCATAGAAGACGGGCTTCCGTCCGGTCTTGCGCCCCGGCTCCGGGAGCGCCACGGCCTCGCCGGTGCGCTGGGCCAGCCAGTCCGCGAGGAGCTTCTCGATGGTGGAGATGTCCCCCTCGTACTTGCCGGAGAGGTAGCGGGAGATCGTCGGGCGGGAATAGCCCGGGATCTCGCTCGCCAGGGTGGCGATGCTGGTCTTCGAGACTGCGAGGTAGTCGTTGATCTGCTCGGCAAGGGTCTTGCCGGTGGTGTAGGTTGTGGCCTGGGCCGCTGCTGCTGTGATTTCCATGTTGTTCCTCCTATTCGTTCATAGCCCTCAAGCGAGCGAGGGCGTCGTCTGCCTTTTTCCCGAGGAACTCGTCCCCGGATGCCTTCTTCCCGGTCTTTCGGTTCGTGGCCATCTCCGCCCGGAACTCCTTGTCGTTCGGGAGGGAGATGAGCTTCGAGGGCCGATCCGCCTTGATGGTCAAGTCGATCATGCCGACCGCCTCGGAGGGCCGTCCGCCCTCCTGGACGCGGAGCTCGTAGGGCCGCGTCATGCTGTCCAGGATCTCCCGCATTTCCTTCTCCTGCCGCTTCTGGTCGCGGAGGTGGCGCTCGAGCGCCGCTTGCGAACAGTGAGGCCCGAAGGCCAGCAGCTCGGCGGAGACGGCTTCGCATATCTTCCGGCCCTCCTGGTCGAAGACGTAGAGCTTCGTGACGTCGTCGATGTCCCACTTGATGCCGACATGCTTGCCGACGTAGTGACAAAGCTCGTAGTCCGTGTAGAGGGTGCCGAACTTGTTGATCCCCTGGTTCGTCACGCGGGCGGTGTCGGCCTTCATGAGCAGCATCGCCGCATACTCGCGGGGCGGAGCTGCCTTCTCATAGCGCTCGCCGTTCTCAAAGAGGGAGATCGGCGTGATCCACTTCTCGCCCGCGTCCTTGAGGCCCCGGTGCTCCCGGGTGTGGTACTTCTCGTTCTTCCACTTCGTCCACGCCTCGAAGAACTCCTCCATCGTCAGCAGCTCGCCGCGCTCGAGCATACCGTCGACGTCCTTCTGCCGTTTGGCGTAGGTCTTGGAGCCGGTGAGGGTGCCCGTGTAGCTCTCGAACCATTTCGAGAACTTGGAGCACACGGTCGAGAAGAAGCGCTCGATCGGCTTGTCCCACGGCTGATAGGGGAGCGACCGCCCGACCTCCTCGATGCCGATACTCTGGTAGAAGCCCACGGTCTCGGCGTCGAACTCGAAGTCGATGTTCCGCTTCTTGCGGCTCTGGCCGGTCATGGTCTTCGCCGTGTAGTCCTTGCCGTTGTCGACGTGGAGGATGTGGGGGACGCCGCCCGGGTGGGAGTAGAGCATCTTGACAAGGCTCTCCTTGAGGGTCTGGTTGTTGGCGTCCACACAAGCCACGTCGCCCACGATCGCCCGGCTCCGCATGTCCATCCATGCGACGAGCTTCGGGCGGACGGCCTTGATCTTCCCGTTCGGGGCGACCCACTGAACCCAAAAGTCGAAGGTGTGCTCGTCGCCGACGACGTACTCCATGACCTTGAGGCTCGTCGCGTCGCGCTTGCCCTTGAGCATCTTCTTGTTCTTCCACTCCCGGGAGCCGTTGGCCGCGAGGTAGCGGGCCGACTCTCCGCCCCGGCTGTCCATGAGGTGCTTGATGTACCGGGCGACCGTCTTGATGCTGGGGTAGTTCTCCCAGCCCCGGCCCTCGGCGACCTCCTCGAACTTCTCGTAGAGCATTTCGATCGTTCCCAGGTTGGCCGCGAAGCGCCGGTCGAACCATATATTTTGAATGAGCGCCTTTTGCTCATCCGTGAGACTCGGGAAGGTGGCGGTCGCCTTCGGCTTCCGACACAAGGACAGCGCCCGGAAATAGTCCCGGCTCTGGCCGTCCTCCTTCTCCATCTTGAGGGCCCAGGCGTTCGCCTTGAGGATGTTGTCGACGTAGCGGTAGAGGGTCGGGAGACTCACTCCCAGGCCCAGCGCGTACCGCTCGGCGTAGGCCGTGCGGTCGGGGCCGTCGTAGTCGATGAAGTCTTGCACCCTCGCCGCCAGCTCGACGGCCTCGTAGAACGCCTTCTTGTGCTGCTCGGTGTAGTGGTTGAGGTCGACGCCCACATACCAGGGCGCGGACTCTGTTCGCTTCTCTATGACGACATCCCTCCCGTCTATCTTCTGTGCCGCCCGCCACGCCTTCCGGCCCTTGGCTGTGAGGGAGTCGACGGAGACGAGCACCTGCTCCTTGCCGCCGTTCTCCTGGGGCTGCGTTCTGGTCTTGTACTGCTTGGGGTTGCGGGCTATGCGCTGGGCGAAAGTTCCGTACTTGACGCCCTCGAACTCCGCCGCCTCCTTCATGGTGATGAATACGTCCGGCACTCCTGTCCCTCCCTTCCTGGTGTTACGCTGCCGTTACCTTCTCGACCTTCCGGGGGTCGAGGTTGAGGGCCGCGATGATCGCCGGGAGGTACTTCTCGCCCGACCGGACGCCGTAGAGAATGTAGCTTAGATACTGCGGCGACGTGCCGATCTCGGCGGCGAGCTGCGTCTTCGTCTTGTCCTGGTCGGTGAGCGCCTTGACGACGAGCTTCCCCAGGGGGCAAAGTTTACCGTTGCTTTTCACCGCTGTCCTCCTTCCTGTGTAGTCGTTCTTAGATTTACTTCCGCTTCTGCCGGTGCAGGTTGACCGCTGCCATAAACCCCAGGCCCAGCAGCGCCGCCGCACGGGTGAAGCTGTCCGGCGCTCCTGCCACGACACACGCGGCGGCGAGCCCCAGGCCCCCGAGGGCCATGAGGCCCAGGCCGACGACGAAGTCGAGGATCGCGTCCAGCGTGGGGAAGACCCGCCTCGCACACTCTCGGGCCGCTTCCTTCTCAAGCAATTTGAGAATATAGCCCAGGGTCTCGGCCTCCTGTGACGCGGCGGCGAAGGTCAGCTCCGCGCCATACCGGGGGCGGAATGGGTTCCGGGGGTCTCCCGAGAGCCGCTTCCGAGACAGGGCCTCGCGCCGCTGGAAGGCGACGAGGTCGGCGGCTCGCTTGAGCTCCGCTCTCATTTCGCCCCGCCTCCCTTCCGGTACTGCTCGACGGCGTAGTTGTCTTCCATCATCTCCGCCAGCTCCCCGACCCGTTCCCGGAGTTCCTTCCGCAAGGCCAGCGCCGGAGCGCCGTCGGCGTCCAGGTTGTCCAGGGCGGCGTCCAGCTCCCGGGCCGCGTTGAAGATGTTGAGGTACACCCGGCAATCGTTGGGCGGGCATTTCTCCGCCAGCGCCAGCCCCAGGGCGTAGATCTTCGCCGTCTCCCGGTGCCGCTTGAGATCCGGGTGAAGGTGCTCGAAGGTCGTCCGCTCCGCCGGAGCCGTCCGGGCCTTGACCGCGTCCTCAATGGCTGCGGCGAAGGACTCCCGCTCTCGCTCCGTGATGACCTGGACAGTCGCCAGCGCCCGGAGATAGGCCCGGGCCTCTGCGCCGACCCGGTCGGCCTCGACGCTGCTCTCTCGGTCTCGGATACGGTCGACGAGCCCATAGAGCGCCCCGAGGGCTTTCTCCCGAGCCCGGAGATCTCGCCCGTCGGCCTCGTTCGCCAGCCGCTCGAGGGAGCACTTCTCACAAACCGCGTCGAGCTCCTCTTGCGGCATCTCCGGGCGGCGGTGCCGACAAAGCTCGTCGCACACATAGGCGAGGAGCTCCTCCGGCTTCTTGGGGAGCGGCCCCGGGGCCTCCCCGAAGGTGTCCGGGAGGACGTAGCAGTCTTCCCGATCCAGAAGGCCCAGGTCGCGGAGGGCGACCTTGTAGCCGTAAAGCTCATGCGCTGCCGTGCGCTCGTCCACGTCCTTATAGTGGGCGCTCGCGACCTGCCCCCGGAGGACGTTCTCCCATCCGGCGATCATCTGCTGCGCGTCGACTTCTTCCTCCTCGGTGGTCTCGTCGGTCTCCTTGACGATCGTGACCTTGACCTCGGGCTCCTCGGCGTCGAGCTCCGACTCGAGGCCCCGGGCCAGCTCCACGGCCTCCTCCATGCTGCCCGCGTTGTCGTACTCCATCGCGCCCCGGTCGACGTCCAGGATGCCGGTGTAGAGCTCGGCGTCGATGACGCCATACTCGCCGAGGGCCGTCCCCTCGTACTCCCGGAGCTCCCGGGCGTTGAACTTGACGACGAGGTAGCCGTTGATCTTCTTCATCTTTCTCATGCTGCTGTTCCTTCCTTTCTGTGTGTGGGGGTCACTGTCCCAGGGGAGGGACGACCCGGATCGTGTCCGTGTGCTTGTGGAGGATGACGAGCTCCCCGTTCTGCTTCTGCTTCACGACGAGCCAGTTCTCCGGCGAGAGGCCCGCTTGTCCGAGCCGGATCTTCTGCTTCCTGGTTGGCTTCTTGCCGCGTCTCAAAGAGATCGCCTCCTTTGCGTTTCGGTGCGGTATATGGTAGAGTAAAAGCGAACGGCGAGGGCCGACTTGTATGAAACTTAGAATGACTTCCTCTAACCGGGCCGGGGGCGTTGCAGCGCCCGCCGACCCGAACCGCGCGAGCTCTCTCGACTTCTTTCGCTATGCTTCGCTCTGTAGAGTATCGAAGCATCGGTGCTGCTCTTGCGGCGCTCCCATCCGGCGGCGAGGCGTCCGCCGTGTGGTGCTGTGTCCAGTTTGTGACGCCGGAAACGAATTGAAGTAAAGGGGGTGAAGGCCCTCGCCGCTCGCTTTTACTCTACCGCCGCCTCCTTTGGTCTTTCCTTTTGGTGGGTGGTGTGCTATGCTTGATTTGCTTAAATTTTTAATCTATTTATACTATACTCTCCGAACGGAGAGATGTCAACACCTTTCTATGAAATCGGAGAGGTTTTTCCGTTGGTGTCTCTCGTTTCGGAGTGACGCAAGGAGGAAGCACTATGTCCGAACTAATTCAAAGAATCGAGGAGGCCGCAAAGGGGAAGGGGCTCACATTTAACCGGATAGAGCGAGACTGTGGCCTCGGAAACGGAACTATAAAGCGCTGGTCGACTCAAAGCCCGCGCCTCGACAAGCTCGTTCTCGTCGCCGATTATATCGGGGTCTCGCTCGACTACATCGTCCACGGAACACTCCGAACGGATAGCTCTCCGAAAGGAGAGGAGCCGGATCTCGAGGCGGAGAAGGAACGCCAGGGTCTCACCTGTGACGGCCTACCTCTGGCCGAGGACGAGGTGGATCTTGTCGCCATGTACCGGCTCCTCCCGCCGTCCCATCGAGAGGAGATCTTCGACCTCGTCTACTTCAAGTACAAGCGGGAAGTCGAGGAGAAAAAAGACTCTATCTATTCGACATATTTCGACGGGAGCGAGGACGAAAAAAGCGGCCCCGCTGGGAGCCGTGAGGCCCGCGACGGAACCGCCTAA